GTATAACCCTTGGTGGCGTCTTCCTCATTTACTAGCGAAGCTCAGCATAGTGCTGGACTTTGTGTTAGTATCCCCCATATGGAGGACTTCATGCCGTTCGTCGGCTGTCCGAAGAATTCTGATGTGGTATCTTCATCGATATCCGCTATCAGTTCATTCAAAACATACCGACGCGATGGTAGTGTTGCGGCATCGGGTTCGCAGGTAACTGCACCTTATAGCCTCTCACGTGCTAGTAAACATGGCGTCGGTGGTAAAATGGTTCTTGTGAATAACAAGCCATGGTCACCAACGCGTCCTTATACTAGGTCTGCCTCTCTCGTGGAATACGAGCCGGGGACGACATATTTGAAGGCTATCGATACATCCGGCCAGACTCAAATCTGGCAGGGTTATTGTGCTCCTTCTTCAATATGGTCGCCTACGGACGGTCTTTTATTGGCCGCTCCGTCAGGAGACTTCTCTGTCGACAGTTTTGGAGTTCCTACGCTATCTGCCAAATCTATGGCCCGGATTAATACCGGACTGTTGGTGAAGGCTGGCGACCGAAAGGTTAACATAGGGAACTTCTTAGCTGAAAGCAAAGAAACACTGAAGATGTTAGCAACGGCGGTTCAAAGATTCGCTCGCATTTACCGCTCTGCCAGGAATGGCAGGTGGTCTGATGTTTTGCGTCTCCTAGGTACGCCTAAGTTGAATTACCTACGTGGCGTAAGCCACAAGGGTAAAACAGTCTCAGAGATCTGGCTCGAATTTATTTACGGCTGGAAACCTCTGTTAGCTGACATATACGACCTCTTCAATACTCTGCAAAAGGGCTTAAATATAAAGCCGCAGATGTTGAGTGTGAGACGACGTATTAGTACTTCTGACGTCATTGACGAAAAGGGTATTAGTACGTTTCATAGGTATTGTCGTACCAACGGTACCCTTTACGGGAAGATGTGGTATAAGATATCTAGCAGTGATATTACCTTTTGGAATAGGTTAGGATTGATAAATCCTGCCGAACCCCTCTGGGAGGCACTGCCGTTTTCTTTTATAGTTGATTGGTTTGTTCCAGTCTCCTCATATTTGGAAGCGTTGTCCGCACGTGTGGGACTTGACTTTGTTGACGGCTACTATGGTTGTAAACAAGAGACGATTTGTATCTTGTCTCAACCCACGAAAGCTTCTAGCGGCTATGTCGCTCTAAGCTCTAGTTGTCGATCCACTCGTACGACCGTTGGTTATCGAAGAACTAAAATGTCTTCGTTGCCATGGCCTGACGTTTGGTTTAAGTCGCCGTTTTCTACCATTCATGTTGCCAACGCTATTGCGTTGTTAGCAGGAATGAAGAAGCATTAGCGCAATTCTGCGCGTGCTAATCGGCATTGTATTTCAGTATGATGCCATTGATCAAGGAATTGGCTATGCCAGCTCTTCAATCCGTGGTCCTAACGGATCGCGCAACAACCCCTGTCAACCATACCTTCACCCCTTTCGATGAGAAAGATGGTGTTGGCGTTGTTGTCGAATCGTCGGGCGTAAAGATCGGCGATTCCAAGTTCAGTGTCAGCGCTAAGAAGCAGCCTTCGGGCCGCTACAAAGCTATGCTGAAGCTGGAGATCCCAGTCGTCGAAAACGAAGTGGTCAATGGGATAACAATCCCAACGGTCACTCGTACTGCGTATGCTACCTTGGAGTTCTCTTATGCAGGGAATTCCTCGACCGCTGAACGCAATAATATCGTCGGCATGGTTGCTAGTGCACTTGCTACTAGCAAAGTCCTGGTCAATTCGACCGTGGTCGATCTCGAAGGCGTGTGGTAATATGCGACGATTGGCGCCCTTTTCTGGGTTGTCAAGCGTAGGCCTCTATACCGCATGTTTTCTTGCGATACAGCTCGCCGGGTGCACGTCAACATTGAGTGCACTTGTAACTGGACATACATCAAAGGAAAATCCTGATGTTAAAACGGAATCGAATACAGCCGATAACGGCGGACTCATTCCTGCCGAGAAGCTTGACTGACGACTTTGTGTCAGCGTTGCAACAGGTTCTAATCGAGGACCCAAGCGCGCAGGCTCAGTATCTTTCTTCTGTGATCCTTTCAAAGTTCACGGAGGTTGATGCAAAAAGTAGTCTCGACCGACGCTCGAGGGCCATTTCTAAGTGGCTTTCAACCGAAGATCGTAACGCTGAGACTAATCACAGGTTTCGTACCTGGGGTCAGTCTGATAGTGTTATGGTCCTCCCTGGAGTCTCTGCCAAGAGATTCCTTGATATGGTTGGACAAGTCGTTTCTAGGGTTCTTCCCTGGACTCCTTCATTAGATATCGCCAATGGCGGGTTTAGTGGTGGTGCATCGACTAGCAAAGGGAGGCGGCACAGCCATCCAGCTGTGAAGTTCCTCGACAAAGCAGACGTTACCAGACCAGCGGTATCCTTGTTTAACGATGTGAATCGTAAGACTAGGTGGGCTGACCATCTTGGTGATTCGGGGTTGGAACCCCGTTTCGTTATTGGTAATGTTATGTTCACAGTTCCAAAGAACTCTGACATTGATCGGTGCTGCTGTAAAGAGCCCGATCTAAACATGTTCCTGCAAAAGGGATTTGGGAATCAGATTCGGAAGCTGCTAAAGAAGCAGGGAGTAGATCTGAATAACCAATCCATTAACAGGGAATATGCTCGCATTGGTTCTGTTGACGGGTCGTTAATGACCTTAGACCTCTCCTCTGCGAGTGACTCGGTGTCTACGGAACTTGTCCGTAGGGTGTTGCCATTTGACTGGTTCCATTATTTGGATTTAGTCAGGTCTCCTATAACGGAGATAGATGGTGATAACCATACCAACGAGATGTTTTCGTCGATGGGTAATGGCTTCACTTTCGAGTTAGAGAGCCTTCTCTTTTACTCGATTGCTCGAGCCACTGCCTACTTTGGCGGTTGGAAGGGTTCCATCTCTGTCTACGGCGACGATATTATCGCCCCCGCAGGGATGTACGATGACCTTGTGTCAGCTTTGAGCTTTTGCGGTTTTAAGACCAACCCAGATAAATCTTTTTGGGAAGGTGCCTTTCGCGAAAGCTGTGGAGCTCATTGGCACAGTGGTCGAGATATAAGTCCCTTTTATATAAGAGGGCCTTTTCGTACCATAAGTGACTTAATCTTGACGCTTAACCAACTGACCCATTGGGCCAGTAGGGGGATCGATGCTGGACCCTCGTTATGAGGCTCTTCTTACATCTTTCTTTAAGCACGTCCCGGAATCTATCTGGGGCGGTTCCGACTTAACCAGTCGGACGTCATTAGTCACCGGTCACACTCCTCGGAGTGAACTGGTGTACCCAACTAAGGGTGAGTCCCTACATCATGTAGGTGGTTTGCTCCTCTGGTTGTTTCAGGTCATCGAAAGACGATCTGAGGGTTGCTTGGAAATCAGTCGAAATACGACTCCTGCTTTTGCACGTATACGCAGACGCAGGTTTGTAGATCGACTTCAGGGACTTGCTGAACACGACGTTCCGCTATTTTTGGGGTTATACCCTGATAGCGAGATAGTCGAGGCGGC